CTCCCTTCTTTCTTCTTACATTATTGATGCTAAACACAGCACCACAGTCCATATACATGCAAGGTTGATTCCGATCAGACCTAATACTTCTAGGTCTGCGGCATCTCTCTTAGCCATGTAACGTTTTATCTGTTGCATTGATTGTCTCCTCGTTTAGAAGTTGTGGGTCTTTGATAGTGTTAGACCCGTTAATTTCTACTTTACGAGGCCGCTGATTTTCAGGTATTATGACTTCCAACTTAATGGCAAGTAGTCCTTGTCTGAAATCAGCTCCCATTACTTCAACATACTCCGACAGCCTGAATTGCCGCTCGAACTTTTTCGTTGAAATACCCTTATGGATATAGTCTCTTCCCGTATCGTTATGCTGCCCTCGAATGGTCAGTGTTCGGTTCTTTACTTCGATTTCTAATTCCGCCTCGCTGAAACCAGCGGTGGCGAGTTCGATTAGGTATTGATCCTCACCCGTCTTTAATATATTATGCGGAGGGAATGTGTCACCCGAATGCCGCGAGATACGGTCTAGTTCGTCGATCATTGTATCAAAACCGACAAACGCTGAGCGTGGAAATAGTTGTTTTGCTGTTAACGTCATGTTGTGACTCCTAAATAATTAGCAAGTTTATAATGGATACCCGACCAATTCGGCATATCCGGTACTATATATACAAGTTATGAGATTAAACGTAACAATTTATTAAATAAATGTTACTATTATTCGTCATCATCACTATCATCAATTTCAATGACAGGGACTTCGACATCAACCAACACAATGCTCTCATTTTCAATCATGTTGATTATTTCATTCGTGACATTTATATCCATCTGAACATACGATAACTTCTGTTCACACATCCTCAAATGTCTACGATAAAATTCTAATTCGTTTTCTTTCTCTATTTTCTTTGCACTGATCTCGGCCAGAGATACAACATTATTCTTTGGGTCCGACATTGTTCGTCCTTTAATAGTACATTGATGGGTCCGGTTTTCCTTCTATTCCAAACGAGAACGACACACGAGATTCCCTTGGGAATACTTGGTGATGCGTCTGTCTTGGTAAATAAACATACATACCTGGCTCAAAATCAAACTGTTCTTCGTTGTTAATGCCTTCTACTCTTAGACCGACAGTACTAATAACCTGAACTAAGAACACATCCATCGCATCTTTGTGCCAAGGGTATGACCCACTAGCACGACCGAAACCACTGAACGCAATGTTTGTAATTTTATTTTCGTGTAAGGTAAACACGTCTTTCAATTCTGTATATATCGTTCTAGCAAACTCCGGTGAACTACCGCGAGTATGAAACTGGTTTAGACCTATACGCATTTTATCTGAGTTTCTATCGTATAGTTTATCTGGATGTGAGTCCATCATATGCATGAACTCATTCCAATTATAAGTCTCTTTCATATCAAACGGCAGTCTGCCTACGAACGGAGTCTTGGTGCGAATGTTTTCTTCGCGGTCTTCAAATATACCATAATAATCTTCTGACATTAGCTATTCCCAATATTGTATTTTGGTTGTAGTGTCCACTCAGATTTATCTCTGTATGAGATAATTTTAATTTGTCTCATAGGTGCACAATCTCGTGCGACCTCTTTGTTGACAATCCCGACTAATCCCCAATCTGCTAGCAGAGTGGCAATTGTGTTACGTCTCTCCATATCGGAGGTCTCTAGATTAGACTTTTTTCCGTCTAGTAGAAACAACTCTTTGAAGTGGACGATGAAATACCTACCTTGCTTATGCAAGATATGGCATGACTGATATAGCGTATTATCTCTTCTGGAGGCAACACCTATACGCGTTAAAGTTTCTCTAACTTTAAGAAAGTCGTCTGGTTCTGATAGACTGATTTCTAACATCATATCAGAATTCCATTGAACAAGATTATTCTCTTCCACCTTTGGCAACCTTATCTTTAATTGTTTTTATTTGTGATTCCGTCAAGAGCCCTACAACTTGTTTCGCTTTCTGTTCACTGTAACCAAAATATTCCTTGATACATTCCATGTCAGCTCTTTGCTCAGGTTTATCCCATTTAGAGAATCGCTTCTTCTTCCTTACAATATTTATAAGAAAGTCGTACTGCATTTTATCATCTAAGTGATGCAGTCTATTCATTTCGTTAGACAAAAGTATAGTGTCTGGGAAATAAGATAGAGACCTATTCACGACAAACCCATTATAGTATTTGACGTTGTCTGCATCATTGTCTATCAAATTTACTTTAGTGTCATTTATACTTTTTAGAAAATCAAATGGACTCACGCCTTGACCTCTACGTTCGCCATGACTTCAGTCATACATGCGACAAGATTCAATTCATGATCCGCAACAAATGCATTCTTGTATTGATAATCCGCAAGGATAAGTACCAACTGAGGAATACTGTTTGGGGCGACGTGGTCATACATTTTATCGTAGACACCACGGAAGATTGAGGCTGGTTCGACATCAATATTGTTAACCACCCACGACCGCATCTTCTTGAAATTCTTCTCACGGATTGCGCTGAATAATTGTGTGTAAGTGTCAGAGATATCTGCACTCGCACTCATGGGGACATTGAGAGTACCAGACATAGAACCCTTCTGACTCTCATTCAGCACACGTCTCCAATCTGGTGCATGTTTCATGATGACATTCGCCACCACATTGTTGTCGAACTCCACTCCCTCTTCTTGCAAGATTCCTTGGAGTCGCTGCATGAACCCACCGCATAGTGAGGTCATAGTTTTCTTGTCGAAGTTGAAGGCGTATTTAGAACACCTTGAGTGTAGAGGTTCGATGATACGATTCTCAAAATTACATGTCATGATGAAACGACAATTATTTGAGAACTCTTCGATGAACCCACGGAGAGCAGGTTGCGTCGATTGGGGGTTTAGATAGTCAGCCTCATCTAGGATGACAACCTTGTAACCACCGGACAGAGACACAGAAGAGGCAAACTGTTTAATCTTACCACGCAGTGTATCAATGTTACCTTCTTCCGACCCGTTGATGACGATATAGTCTAGGTCAAGTTCCTCACAGATCGCACGTGCGACTGTGGTCTTACCAGTACCGGCAGTGCCGGTGAACATCATGTTGAGGATCTCACCACCATCCACGATGTTTTGAAATGTTTGTTTTAGTTCATCCGGAAGTATAGTTTCCGAAACTTTCTTCGGGCGGTACTTCTCTACCCACAAAAACTCATTGCTCATGTACAACTCCATAATATAAATTAACTTTCAATGGGGGATATTATACTACAAATACTCCCTCATGTAAACCTTCTTCAGACAATTATTTATAATTATCTTCAGTTTCATCAGCGTAGTTATGATTAACTTTTGCGTGATGTTGTTCATCTTTTCGCACATATTTTATCATGTCAGACAGTAGTGCATCTTCCAACATTCCATAGTATTCAATTGATATCTGAGGTGCCGGCACGTCTTCGATTGCCCCAGATTCTATCAACGCTAAGTAATTAGTATAACTACGCACAGCCTCGTCCTCAAAGTAACCCACCATGCGATGAGCGGTCTTAGGGAATAGGATGTACAGCACTAGGTAATAGTGCCAGAATACGAATTGTGCGATGATAATTATTATACGTTCTAGCATGGATGGTTGGACTACCTCCATGAAGAACATTAGATGTTTTCTCTCGTTCTCTGCTTCAGCAAGTAACTCATGTATCTTAGTACCGTTACCAGACTGAAGTCTTCGCAGACTTTTCAGGTGAGTTAACATACCACCCACCATGCCTGGGACCCCTGCAACTGTTTCTAAAACAAGTGCACGATGTCCATAACGATTACCGAAGAAAGTATCCGCAAAGAACCTAAAAAATGCGGTCATTGACCGCGCTACAAAATCAGATATTTTTCCGTGTGTCATTCCTAGTTCCAACAAGCTTGAACTTGTATTTATTACTAAACGAACATAAAACAGTATGACTTTTTTCTATGATGAAGATTATATCTATTCATATGTAAGTGGAGCTCGGAGTCGGAATCGAACCGACGACCTGCTGATTACAAATCAGCTGCTCTGCCTGCTGAGCTATCCGAGCGTGTTCTTACGTCTCTTACGTTTTTCTGTAAGAGTACGTACTATGTATATGCGCGTGAACGCAATAACTGAGATCCCAGCCGTTAAAGTTGTAGACAAAAATACCGGATCAGTATTTCCCCACTGAACAATAACCAACCAAGTGAAGAATATGTTAAGAGGATAGTTTATGAGAGTGCCCAAAGACACATGTATCAGCGTTTCTCTCGCTATCTCTTTGTCATAATACTTCATAATTAAAGACGGTTCCCTGAACCAAATAATTCATAATATAGATGTTTCAACTCGAATCATATCCTAGGGCAAAGACATTATGATTCAGAGAACCGAAGGGGGGTTACTTCTTAGACGATTTCGCCTTTGAAGCTTTTTCTTCTTTTGCAGACTCTTCTGCGAATGCCTTTGCGACATTCTCATAAAGTGCAACAACACTGACTGCTTGGTCACGTAATTGACCAATGGTGGTTAGTTCTTCACCTTTGAAACCGCCACGAGTGACTACGGTATCTACTACCGCAACACATGAACGTGCAACACGATTTGCTAGGTCATTTAAATTTTTCTGGTCTTCAGTCATTTTATGCTCCGTAAGTAGATGACTTTTCAAGTGCAATAAAGTATTGCGTTTCTGAAGTGATTGATTTGAAGTGAGAGATCAGTTTCGTAGAAACAGATACTTCGTAATCTTCACCCAACAGCTTCATGTTTCCCACACCCATGATAAAGTTAAAGTCGGCACCTTCGGGGAAACTGCCTTCAACCAATACAGAGAATGAGTTAGACGTAGAATCATTTGTATCGACTACTGTGACTTCAATCGAATTTCCGTTTGGACGGATAGAGATATTGTCGTAACCAAGCGCAGATGATGCACGTTTGATCTTACTTAGGGTTTCGTTAGTAAGTAAGAACTTGACTTCACACTCTGGCATGACGATGTCTTTCTTAGGTGCAGAAAGCATCTCAGGATCAGAGTAGAAATATTTCACAGATGATAGACCACTGCCGTCCGATACGGTACAGAAACTGTCCCCAAAAGTGATTGATGGACGGTCTACCAGAGACAACACAGACAAGAACTCAGAGAGATCATAGATACCGAACGTATTCGGAAAACTCTCTTCAATCTCAGCACGAGATACGATGTTCTTTGCGATAGACATAGTCTTCAAGACGTTACCGCCATTGACTACAATGTTGGGATTGATAGTCGAGAAGTTACGCAGTATCTCGACGGTGCGATTAGATAGTTCCATTGAATGTTTCCTCAGTTAATATGGTGACCATTATATAACATTTGTGACCGTCTGTCAAGTGCTTTCTCTCATTCGACTGAAGTTTTTATCTTTGACAAATGTCAGCTTGCGTTCGAAGTGAGCATCCTCAAGTTCAGTCTTGTGGGAGATAACAAAGACATTAGTGTCATCTTTCAAAGTGTCGATGATCTTCATAAGGTTATCAACACCCTCACCGTCCAACGAAGAGTCGAACGTCTCATCAAGTATCAACAAATTAGTCGATACCGAATTCTTCATCTTAGCAATCTGTCGCCACGTAAATAGTAGGGACAA